ACCTCAGTAAGGTTACAGAATTGATATGGTCTAAGAATAATCTCACTACATGGATTGCACCCAAAATAATGATTAGCATCTCGTCTGCCATTCGCTAGTGCCTTAACCTTAGCAGCTTGTCTATTAAAGATACCACGTTCTCCTGACTTAGATTCATATAGAGAAGTCCATTCTCTCATAAACGTACCCATCTCAGGCTTACCCTTAAATGCTACAGAGTTATTAGCTAAGGCTCGTTGTCCTTCATTCTCCCACCACTGCCCTGACTTAGCATGTCGCATTTGGTCATCACCTAAGTTAGACAAAGAGATGAGGGCAGAACGTCTGACACCACCTACAACTACCACTTCACCAATCTTACACATGATATCGTGACACTCAATAGGAAATAGTCTTCTGCCCTTAGCACTCTCAAACTTCTGTATACAGAACTGAAACAACTCAACTAAAGGAGCAGGTCCTGATGCTCTACCACCAAACGTTTTTAATCTTGCACCTGCTGGTCTAACCTCTGACATATCCCACTGAGGAACTTGTCCTGCATATAACATAGCAATCAACTCACGTAGAGCTTTAGACCATCCGGGTCTGCTATCTCCGACTTTGATGATAGTAGATGACTTCTCCATATGCTCATTGACTATAGGTAGTTTGTCTACAACTTCTCTCTCAACAGAGAAACCAACACCTGTACCACACATTAGTACGTACATACATTCATCAAATGCTCGTGGACTATCAACAGGTATGTAACTACAGTTGTAACCACCAACATGACATCTATCTAGTGCAGGTCCTGCTGTCATCAAGGCTCTCATACTAGGCATAACACCTAGAGAAGTAATCTGCTCAACTAATTTTTCTTTTAAGGCTCTAGTCAAGTTATAACTATGATTCTTTTTTAAGTGCTGTTCCATGTAACCAAAGTATCGGTCTACTGTCTCACCCCAATTCTCTCTGCGTTGTTCGTCATCTTTCCACCTTGCATAGCGAGAGAGTGCTATAAAGTTTTGGTAGTCGGTTGGTAGGTAGTTACTTAGCATTTATTACTCCATTATTACTTTCATATGTTTAATCTTCACACCATCTAAATCGTGATATAATTCTCTCATATAGTCTTCAAAATCTTCTGTGACATCGCCATCAGCAGGGATAGGATAATCTTCGGGGTCAACCTCTAGAGTCACCATTACTTTTACTTTTATACTCATTATGTTTTATCCTTTGCATCAGGCTCAAACGACAATACCACAACATTGTCATGCTTGTCAACTACTTTACCTTTTTTACTTGGTGGATTAAGTAGCCCCTCATACTCATCTGCTTTTTTCTCTAGTGCTTCTCTAACATAGTCATCCTGCTCCATAACAGGAACAGAAGAACATATCACCCTACAGAAGTCCATAACTCCGTAGTAATCGTCATCTGCTAATGGATTGTCTCCTGCTGTCATTATAGAGATGTCTACCTCACCTGTCCATTCTTTTTTATCATTTAAGTCAGGTCGCACATTAATAATAAAGTCTTCAGGTCTCATTCGTTTTATAGTATCTTTCATTTAGTATCACCCTTCTTAGATTTAGTCTTGTATCTCCTCACTATTTTATCCCCATTAAATTTTATAAGAGGGGGATGCGTGTTTTTTCCTTTTTCATTTAGCCAATCTTCAGGTATGATTCTATCGTAGTATAAAAAACCATGTGCATCACACCATTGTCCGTATGAAGATTTAGCACCTTTTTGTAATTTGTTTCTGCTGTTAGTAAATACAAATCGTATATCTAAATTGGGGTGTTGTTTCTTAATAGCTTTGTGTTTCTTTCTGTCGGCTGTTATAAATCTACCTTTAGTTTCTATTATAATGCCATTACTAAGCATAAAGTCAGGGGTATAGGTTCGGTATGATAAATCCTCCCATTCTATCTTAATACTTTCATAACCATAGTCATGTTTTAAGTTTGTAAGATAGAGTGATACAGAATGTTCTAGACCACTCCTATACCCATACTTTTTAGCTTCTCGTGTAACCTTCTGAAGAGCCATTTAAGCTCCCTTTAAACTAACATACTGAACCATCTTAGGCTCTCTTGCCTTAGACATCTGTGCAGGTAACTCAATTAAATTATCCCAACAGGTAGTCCTATAAGAACAGAATGTACAGTTTTTATTTAGTACTATGTTTCCTGTCTCTTTTCCTCTGAATGTTTCAGGCTCAGGTTCAAAGCAACGTACTAACTCTTTTGCTTCAGCTTGCTTTATATTACTTCTTATCTTATCTAGTTCGGCATCCATATCTACTCTAGCAGGAATGTATTTAAAGTGTCCATTGGCTTTATTGACAACCCACCAACCACCTGCTTTCTTATTGGCTGCTTTTGCATAACCTGCAAGTTGTCCTACATAACCAAAGCTATCTCCTGCGTGTAGAGAATCGTATGAATCAAATTTATACTTATATGACCAATCAGATGCTGACTTGATATCATCTACTGCTCCGTTGACTACTAAATCATACGTACCTGATATAGTAGTTTTGTCATCGAGTTCAAGGGATACGGTATCACTATCTTCATATTCTACTTTAGCTTCTTTTAAAATAGCTTTGAACACAGCTTCAACTATATCTCCTAGCATCATATTCATCATAAATGTAGTTGGCTTAGGTAACGCAGTCTCAGGTTTATTCTTCTCGAACCATAGTTGACAAGAAGGTCTACCTATATTAGACATACGAAACCTAAACTCTTTGTTTCTTTTTGTGTTGAACTGACGATTCAGAGCATCTTTAATGTCTGTCGCTACTTGCTCAATACTTTCTTGACTCATTGGTGACTCACCATTAGTAGCATTTTGCAAGTACTGATGAATCATCATTTCAGCAGGGTGGTTCATTAAGCCACCTCTTCTTCTATATCAATGAAGTCCTCAACAGTTGACATATCACTCTCACTAATTTCTTCCTTAGCATTGACATCCCACTCGTTAAGAATATACGAGTTGTAATTCTCAACCCACGAGATAAAGTTAGCAAATGTCTCTTGGTCGTTGTCATCTAAGACAACAGTTTTTATGAGGTCTAGACTAGCAGTTGGTAAGTAAAAAGAATTACCATTTGGTAGCTTTCTCTCTTCTGTATTAAGAGTTATATTATGTTGCACAGGTAGCTTCTTCATCTGTGCTAACTTAGTAAAAGGAATACCTAGTGTCTTAAAGGCATCTCTATTATCAATCTCCCATATAAAAGGATGAGATGTAGTGGTAGTAGGCTCTCCTCTCTCATTCATAGGTTCGTGTAAATCAATGATACCAAAGATAACACGTACACGTTTAATTTGCTTGATTAAGTCCTGCATCTTCTCAGGTAGTGATGCAAAATCTTTTATCCAACCTGATGGTTTACCACAGTTGAACCCACCCTTATTGTCTTTCAAATCAATATTTAGGTTGTCTGCCATAAGTGTCTTATGATAAGTACCCATTGGCTCACCTGCCTTAGCAGTCATATTCTTCACAAATCGTTTATACATAAATCTCTGTATGAATGGTCTAATAATAGCTGTATTAGAATATATAATACCCTCATCAGGTATATCTAACTTATACGTGCCACCCTCGACTACTTCTACATTAACTTTCTTACCCTTGACTTCTGCTTCACCCATAATTGGTGAGTGATTAATCTTCAGTCTTGGTAAGTTATTAGTTTTCTTATCACTACTGCTACCTTCACTAGCAATACCCATTGCTTTTGCCATAGCATTATAATTATTCGTATCTATTGTAACTAAACTACTCATATGTAATTCTCCTATTCATTAAAGTTTTATTGTTATATCATATTATGTCTTTGGTGTCAAGCCAATTCTTACCTATTTTTGCTTCTAGTAATAATGGCACATTTAATGCTACATTGAATTGGCTTTCTATTAAGGGTTTCATTGAACTATTAACAAGTTTGATAACATGTATCACCTTTTGTACTTCATCAGGGTGTACATCAATCACTATAGAATCATGCACACTATTGACTATACACGATTGTAATATACTTAACTCATTCTCTATCTTAATAAGTATAAGAGGAACGATATCGGCAGTAGCAAAGGACTGAACAGGATAATTCTTTATCTGTGTGAAGTGTGACACAGTACCATTCCTACGTCTTACTACGTCAGGAAAAGAAAACTCTCTGCCTGATGGTGTCTTTATGATACCTGTAGTCACAGCTTCTTTAGCCAATCTGCCATGCCATGATTTGATTCCTTGATACTTTTCTGTGAAGTGTGTGTAATACTCAGCTTCTGCTTTACTTCTTCCGAATCCTGTTGCTCCATAGAGGGGTGCAAACGTGTGTGCTTTCGCATCTTGGCGAGAAGTCGGTTGACCTGCATCTGTAATAACTTTAGACGTATACGAGTGTACATCAAATCCAGTAGTGACCTCTTCAATAGCAACTCCATCTTGTGATAAAAATGCTGCAGCTCTGAACTCTAACTGAGCAAAGTCGGCTTCTAATACGTGACCACCCTCCCAACGTGATACAAATACCTTCTTGACAGGAAACGTACCACCCCTAGGCATATTCTGCATGTTAGGGTCAGCACCACTAAACCTACCTGTAGATGTCCTGTGTTGTAATAATCTAACATGTAGTTTGCCATCAGGCTTTATAAATGTATTAATGCCCTCAACAAAAGATGACAGGTACGTATCAAGTGCTGATAGTCTCTGTAAATCTGATAAGAAGTTAACTGCATCTGTCATACCTTTTTGTTTGGCAATACTCTGTAACATAGAGAGATTAGTCTTGTTGACACTGAAGCCATTAGCACTAACCCACTTAGCAGTTGGGGCATTAAACCTTAATCCTGCTAGTACCATTCTATCAGGGAGAAACAAATAACCAACACTATCGCAGTTATCGCATCTATTTGCGACAGCAAAAGGAGTTCCATTCTTTCTTACCTTTCGTACATAGCCTGTGCCTGAACAGGGGTTACACATCTCTGCCTTAGTTTTGTATACTACTGTAGATTTAGTAGCAACAGTCTGCTTGTAGTCTGCCTTATCCATGTAAGGAGTAAAACTATTAGCCCACATAGACTTATCTAAAGGCTTTCTACTATAGATAACCCAAGACATTTGCTCAGGGCTATTGAGATTGATTGGTGTATCACCCATAAGGTTAGTCACCTGCCTGTTAAGTCTCTTCTCTATGTCAGACTTCTCTTGCTCAAACTCTTCCTTAACTTCATTCAACTTATCTATGTCAACACTAAAACCATTCTGATATATACGAGCCAATGTAAGGGCTACCTTGTTAGTTAGTAACACTGTATCCATAAGACCTGAGTACTCTTTTGTGTTGAGTCTCCTATATATAACGTCTGATAATTGTTGTGTTGAGTGTAGGTCAGCAGATAGATACTCAGACAATTCATCTCTAGGTATCTCGTCTACAGGAACTTGGTTCTTGAAGTATTCTTTCATAGTGTCTTGCTTCTTGGTGGCTAAGTCATATCTATTAGCACAGGCTTCAAGTGATAGGGGTTGTTTCTGTCCACGTTGGCAGACGTATTCTCCTAGCATAGTATCAAATACTGAGCCATCATATATAAAGTCGCACTCCCATAACCACAGTAAATCATGTACTATGTTATGTCCTATTAATATAGTAGCTTCGTCTAGTAGCTTCTGTATCTCCTCTTTATGGGATACACCATCATCCATATTGAATAGGTATTCTTCATTTGAATCTGTCAAACATCCAACCATAACTAATTTATTGTCAGTCTCGAATGGGTCAAGGTGTAATTTACCACCCCTATGAGTAACAGTATTCTCTACATCTAGTGTTAGCTTCATGCTTCATACCTCGCTGTCATATAGTCAAGTTCACAATGAACTGTGCCATGCCAACCTGACAGTTTATTCTTCACGACATTCAAGTGTCGTTGCGAATCTTCTTCATCTTGCCCCTCTATAGCAGGGTTCTTAGCAATCAAAATCATTAGGTCAGCTTCGGCTGCTTTTCCTGTACGACTGCCTTCCATCATTGCTTGGTTTAATACAATCTTACCCTCTGCTTCAGCAGAAAGTTGAGACATATACAACACTGCACAGTTATACGTCTTAGCTA